ATACCTTACTCATGTCTACACCTTCATATGAAGCTCCATCAGCAAGAGTAAGTCCACTTGGAACATAAAGATTTATATTATCGATTTCTAAACCACTTTGGCTGGTACTAATTCTACAATGAGGAAACCCCCCATCTTGATCAATAAGTTGTCCTAAATTTGTTGGAAATGTTAAAGATGACACGTATTAAGTCCTATAAATAAAAAATATATTATAAGTTTATTTATATGGCTTACAAAGGAAGATACACAATAAAAAGACCCGAAAAATACATGGGTAATCCTGCAAAAGTGACTTATAGATCTCTTTGGGAAAGACAAGCATTTAAATGGTTAGAGGATAATCCAAAGGTTAAATCATGGAATAGTGAAGAAGTTGTAGTCCCTTACAAGTCCACTCTGGATGGTAAGATACACCGATACTATGTAGATTTGCTTATACAAATGGATAATCGAAAGGTATTCCTTGTTGAAATTAAGCCAAAAAAAGAAACAATCCCACCAAAACCAAGAAAAAGAAAGACCCAAAAATATGTTACTGAAGTCCTAACATATACCAGAAACAATGATAAATGGGAAGCTGCGAGTAAGTTTGCTGAACATAATGGATGGAAGTTTCAGGTTTGGACAGAAGAAACTTTAAAGAATCTCGGCATCAAAGTAATCACCTAATCATATAAATAAAGTATATGGCATCACTATTTGATACACTACAAGCTGGAGCACAACGTGCTGGAATAAAATCTAGAACTAAACAATCTAGGGAATGGTTCCAGGATCAGATTAAGACTCTCAGTGTACCAGGAAGAGGAACACTACTCAAAGATCCTGCTTTAAAAAGAACAAATAGGGAATTAGTTGGGAATATGTACATGTATGTTTACGATCCCAAAATGAAAAAAGAATTGCCATATTACGATAGATTTCCACTCTCAATAATGGTGGAACCTGCTAAGGGTGGATTCTACGGATTAAATTTACATTATTTAAATTATAATGTTAGAGCTAGATTTTTAGACGAACTTATGTCTTTAGAATCAGGAAAGGCAACACAAACATCTCGAATTAAAAGATTGAGATACCAACTATTAGCAGGTACTAGAAAATATAAAGAATTTAAACCATGTTTCAAACATTACTTAACATCACATATCAAATCTCCATTGTCTCGGGTGCCAATGACAGATTGGGAGATAGCTATATTCTTACCAGTAGAACAATTTGTTAAGAAAGGTAAAACATCGATATGGAACGAAAGTCTTAAGATTGCAAGGAAATAACAATGAGTAGTATAGACAATTTAAAATCTACAATTAAAAAGAAAGGTGGTATAGCTCCATCTAATAGGTTTAATGTTATATTTACTCCTCCTGATCTTTCTTTAATTAATTTAGATGTACAATCAATAGTAGGATCTTTACTATCAGGTGGATTTAGTGCATCAAATTTAATAAACGATCCAAGAGATATATCCATTTTATGTCAAGAAGTAAATATTCCAGGAAGAAATATTTCTACATTTGATCACATGGATTTCCAACAATCAAACAAATTTCCTTACACTGTGATAGATTCGGAAGTCACAATGAGTTTTCTATTAACAAATGATTATCACATGAGAAAAATGATGGACAATTGGATGTCCGGAATATATAATGTGAATACTCATAGAATAGGATTAAAGGAAAATTATGCTGTAGATGTTATAATACAACATTTAAATCAGCAAAATATTCCGATATATGGAGTGAAGCTTCTAAAGGCTTTCCCAACATCTGTTAATGCAATTACCCTAAATCAGGAGGCACAAGGAGATGTTGTGAAGATGGAAGTAACATGGGCTTATGATAAGTTTAAACCAGAAGGTGCAGTAGAATCAGCACTATCTGGTGTATCTGCAGCTCTAGATATATTTGGTTAATTAATATAGGAGAAAAATATGGCATTGCCAATGGTGAATTCCCCTAGATACAGTACTATACTGCCATCTACGGGAGAAAATATAGATTATAGACCTTACACGGTCAAAGAAGAAAAGATTTTAATGATTGCAATGGAGTCGAAAGACCAAAAGCAAATCATTAGGGCTATGAAGGATGTTATTTCTGCATGTATTGAAGGAATAGATGTAGGAAAGATAACAACCTTTGATATAGAATGGATTTTCCTAAAACTGAGATCTAAATCAGTTGGAGAAAAGGTTGAGCTGAAGCTGAAGTGTCAAGATAACGAATGCGAAGCTCAAACCCAAGTAGAAATAAATCTGGAAGAGATTGAAGTTAAAGGAGAAGTGAAGAATAATGTTATACAAATAACAGAAGAAGTTGGATGTGTTATAAAGTATCCTGCAATCGAATTAGTAGAAAAATACGATCAGGAGAAATTAAACAGTGTTGATGGAGCTTTTGATATGATTGTAGGCTGTATTGAATCAATATATGATGCAGATAACGTCTATGATTGTAAAAATGAAACCCCAGAAGATATTAGGGATTTCCTAGATAGCTTAACATCAGAACAGTTTCAAAAGATAACAGAATTCTTCCAAGGAGTTCCACAAGTTCAGCATGATCTGAATTGGAAATGCTCTAAATGTGAAAAAGAAAATTCAATAGAATTAAAAGGTATTGAAAGTTTTTTTACGTAGGCCTCTCACACGAATCCCTTATAAATCATTATAGGGTGAATTTCGCGATGATGCAGCATCATGGGTATAGCTTGACAGAATTAGATAATATGATGCCGTGGGAGAGGGAAATATATGTATCCTTACTTCAGGATCATATTGAAAAAGAAAATGAAAGAATGAAAGAATTTAATAGGAGAAAATAATGGCAGAAGGACAAGACAGTAGCCGTAACGAAGTCGAAATCGATTTAGATAAGTATATGGCTCTTATCGATAAGCTCGATAAAGCTGAAGATACAATTGTTGAAATGCAGGAAGAGGCAAGAAAGGTTAAATCCCAATTGGCTCCACCAAAAAGAAAATTTATGGATTTATTCTTAGATGATAATGATATAAATGAGAAATCTATAATAGGATTTATTTCTTTTGGTCTTATGACTGTATTTGGTATATGCGATTTAGTTACAGCATTTATGGGTCAAGACTTACTTATTTCTGATACAATTTATACATCATTTGTAGTGGTTACATTAGGTGCATTTGGTATATCAGAAGCTGGTAAAGCGTTTGGAAAATAATTAGGAGATATAGGTGTCAGATAAAAAGATTTCAAAGTTTGAATTAGATCAGCAAAAAGAATCTAAAAAATTATCCTCTGATCAAGAGAAAATAAAAACTTTTTTAGAGAAATCTGGTAAGAGTCTTGAAACAGCTGAGGAAAAATCCTCTGCTATTTTAAAAGCTTCTGAAGCAAATATTAAAATACAAGAGCTCAGAGCAGCTGGAGACGATGCTAAAGCTAACATTTTACAAAGTAAACTTGACACCGTACAAAATCTTTTAGAAACAGAAAATATGACCTCTGAACAAGTAGCAGAGGCAGTCAAAATATCTCAAAGCCTTTTAGACCAAAGTGATAATGCACTAAAGAAAAATAGTAATCTTTTGGAATCAATGGCTAATAATAATGACACCTTAACAGGATTAAAATTATTAAATGACGAATTAAAAGAACAGAAAGAAATACAGAAAGCCAACGCAGATCTTTTTGATATAGAAAAATCCCTAAACAAATTAGAAGGATTTATGGATAGAAATGCTGATGAAACAACTCTTCAATTAAGATCGGGATATGAAGAGGCTTCTATGAATTTAAAAGATGCTATAGAAAGGGGAGATGATCAAGCTGCAGATATTGCAAGACGACAAATAGAATCTATAAAAGAATCAGCACAAACAGAAGAAGAAAGAAGAGAAGCAGCTAAAGCAGCAGAACTACAATCAACTGCATTATTCTCAATGGGAGATAAACTAGAAGGATTGGGTGAAAAAATGGATAGTATGGGACTTGCAGCCAAAGGTGGATTCCTTGCAGGTATAGCAGGTTTATTCCTAATGTTTACAGACCCAGAAAAATTCAGAGAAATTATCGTAGGAGTAATGGATACGGTTACATCTACATTCCAAGCTATAACCCAAGTACTTCAAGGAGATCTTAGTGGTGCTTTAGAAACTATGGATGGTAAGTTTGGAGCTCTGGGAGCCCTAGTAGGGGTTATTGCTTTATTTTTCTTACCTAAGATTATATCTACTATAGGTGGAGTATTTAAAACCCTAAACACATTAGTAAGAGCAGCTAAAGTATTCAGATTGTTTATGATAGGTACATTTATTCCATCAATGGTAGCTGGTCTTACCTCAATAGGAACAGCGATGGGATTTGCAGTAGGTAGTTTAGGTGTAGTCCTAGCCCCAGCATTATTAATTGTAGCTCTTATAGGTGGATTATATCTTGGATTCAAAAAATTACAAGACTCGTTAGGACCAGGCGCAGGTATAATGGATACGCTTAAAGTTGCTGCACTGTATTTAGTTGATTTCTTATCAATGTTGGTCAATGCATTAACACTTATACCAAGGAAGATTATTGGCTTCTTAGGAAAGAAGGCAGCAAAATGGTTATTCGGCGATGATGTTGATACCTCAATGTTTGATTCGATTTCTGAAGGATTGGATCAAAATCGTGGTGCTAGAGCTGCAGAAGAAATTAGACTTAAGAATGAAGAACAAGCTAAATTAGATGCAGCAGAAAAAGAAAAGGAAACTCTAGAAAAAACAGTACAGGTAATACCACCAACTACTGCAGATAATATAGAAAGTTTAGAAAGTCAAAAAATGGAATTAGAGTTAGATAGTAAGAGAGATAAACCTATTCCTTCCCAAGT